CCATAGCTTTAGAAACCACCTTTCGTGGTAGCTTCCTTTTGCTTTACTTTTGCTAACCATGTGTCCTCCTCATAACATCTCATGCAGATAAGACTGCTCTTATATAGAAAGACTACAAAGTAAATACACTCTTTGCCACAAGCATCGCATATAGCTGAAGCTCTTTGCTCTACTCCTTTACTTTTTTTGGAGTGTCGCAAGCTGGTCAATAGCTCGTTCAATCTTGATAGCAGTTGCATAGCGTAGCTCTGTGCCTTTCAGTTGTCGATAGTAGGTAGTCTTTGATAGACCAGCCCAGTTAAAAGCATCACGCAAACTGACCTTCTGATTCTCTGATTGAACTGTTAGTTGTTCCAAATAACTTTTCATAGAGTCTAGGTCTACTACGCTTTGCCTGTAATAACAAGTGTTTGTTGATTACTTTGTTACCTAATCCGGTAATATAATATTTTCTTATAAGACCTGGAGCTTTTTGACTAGCATATAACACACGTTCTATGTCTTGCATTTGAATTGATATTATAAATCCATAGCGATGTTCGAGCTGGTGTAATGTTGTGCTAATTGTTCCTTGCTTGAGATCAGGTAATTCTTTTTGAATAATTCTATTTGTTATTCTTGGTGGTTTTGGGTTTGACTTATCGTGATACAGCTTTATTGTTGCTAGTATACGAACTTGATTAGACGTAAGTTTTCTCATGATAGTATCCTTCAAACTGGGGAGGCTTGTGTGCCTCCCCTTTTTTGTATCAGACCACGCTGGTTACTGTATGGTGGTTTGTGCCAGAACTGATACATGTTATGGTTGCATTGCTTTTTCAGTTAGGTCTTCAATAACCAAGTCCATTAGAACTTCCATTGGAACATTAGTTGTTTTGATACCTACTTCATCACAATAGTTAAGTAGTTCGAGGCAAGGCATATCGTTTACCTTGTCCTCGATACCAGCTATTATCACATCATTAATTGGATGTGACATCATCACTTCCATAATGAATAGTTCTACCTTCTGTTTCTTTTTCGTTCGGTAGATTTAACTCGTTACGCATATCATCTACGAAGTTGAACTTATCAACTACACACTTCAATGATTTGTATATACCCTTCAAATCATATCGTGTATCCCATGAAGGGAATCGTTGTTCATCTTCATGCAATGATTCATAGAAGAGCATGTCTGCTCTGAGTCTTTCTTCAAGTGTTACCATTTGTTTTCCTCGTACTGTTTTCATTAGAATAGTTCCTTCTGTTGTGGCTCATCGCCAAGTTTATGTTTCAAGCTGGACAGAAACTGCTCATTGCTAACAGGAGAATCGCAATGAGTTGTACCACCGTAATGTTCTGATTTGCGCGCCAGCATATACGAACGATACCCAGTTTCTGTCAGCGGACTCTTTACTTGATTACCATTTACATCGGTTACTGTGAGTTCGAAGTGATCAACTACATAGGGCATGCCATGCTCTGAATAGTTTAAGTAATCACGACTTACTCGTACATTGTGTGTCAAGGAGTGCCACACAAATGTTCCTACATTCTCATAAGACTTGCGCATACTTTGCATAGTCTTTCTGCCAGAATGGTTTCATCTTTGGAGCTGATGGTTGACCAGCTAGTTCAGCATTGTCTTGTAGCTGTAGCTCTTTTTCATACTCTTTACGAAACATATACTTTGCAAAGTGAACTTTGCTTTTTGTTTTGTAATGAGTATATCCTGTTTGTCTTATTGCTATGATGTCTGCTCCGTTAACATTTAGATCATGGATTCTTGATGCGAGTCTCCGACATCCGAAGCCGATTGCATCTTTGTCTGTTATTGATCCATGTAATCGTATGTGTGCCAGAACTAATCCGCATTGCGAATCAGCTCTTGGCTCAATAAAGTATTTCTCATTGGTCATTAGTTTATCCTTGTTACTGTTGATGTCATTTCTAAATCTTTTACTGGTGAATCTTTGCCACTCTCGATAGCTACATCAAGCTGACGACATAACTCTGGTGCATACACACGTTCTATTTTGTAGAGAACTTCACCTTGTCTATTGTAAAACTTTAGTGTGTAATCATCAGCCCATGTTAAATCAACATCGACTCTTCCTTTGTGTATGAATCCATTTGTCATCATCTTAATACCAGCACGTCGTGTTTCAGATTCTGGTAATGCAAAGCAGTTGTGACCAACCATCACACCCCAACAGTTCATTGCGTTAGGGTCTGCGGCGTTTATCTGCCTTAAGATTTCTTTTGAATAGTAAAATTCTTCATCAGTCATAGTCTTCTCCATCTATAATTATATTTAAATTAAGTAATAAAATCAACTAGTTAAAATGTCGTGTCCTATTTAATTGGTATTTATTAAGACACGGTACTATTTATGCGGCGATCAAGCCTTTCTTCTCTAGGTAATATAATAACCCCATCGCCATCGCATCTGCAAATCTTGTATACAATCTACTGCCACCATCTTCAGTATCCACTACTTCATACATGGTATGTGATTTCCATATCTGAATGTCTCCATCTTTCTTTAATCTAAAATATTCTACTGCCTCACAGTTACCATCATACATACGATCAACTGCCCAGTATGATTTTATATCATTTGATTTTAACATAGCTTTCTCCTTTTTAATTATGTACTCCGAAAAACACAGGTCTTTCCAAGCGTCAAGGTCGGCGAAGCCGCCGAAGGGAAACCTTTACGCGAGATGGAAAGACGTGTGTTATCGGAAAGTATTTTAGTTTAGTATTTCATGGCAAAACGATATTGAAACTTGGTCAATGTTTTTCATAGACATGAGGCGCCAACACTCGCGCCACCGCGACCGACCCATTAGTTGTACAACGTCCGTGCTAGTGCTAGGACGCAGTTTACAACTTCTTCAAGCTGGCATTTCAAGGGCGTGGCTTTGGGAGCTTGAAGAAGTTTCTATTACCAGCGAGCGTCTATCAGCTCGCCGGTAATAGATGGCACTATTAGATGCCAAGAGCTAGACCTATCACAGCTATCATGTACAATGTGCAAGCTAGCATGAAGGCATTTATGAGAGCGTATCTGATCATTATGAACCTGCCTTTCTGCAGTAAGTGACGTTATAAAGAAATTCACCGAAGTGTTCTACGATTGAGCCGACCGAGTTGCCTATGCCAAGTGCCTCATATATTTGAGTGCCATGTTCATCTTGGTTATCGATGTAATCTCTGAACTTTGTGTAATGTGTTTTGTGAGCATTGAGAGTGAGCATGTATCTCAACGCCTCTGTGAATCTTGGCTCGATGTATTCTAGATCTTCATCTGTTGCGTAACCTTGTGTTCTGATTCGTTCGTTCATAGACTTTAATGCGAACATGCAATCTTCTAGGTTATCGATTGCCTCTTTGAAATTTGTATCTGATATGTACATAAGTATCTCCTTGATTAGTAGAGCCGACTCCGAAGAGCCGACTCTTGTTGATGTAACCTACAGTTCTAATTCTGTAGAAGCCTTTGCTTTGAGACCAAGTGTCTTTTTGATCTCGTTAGCCTTAGCTGTTTGGTCTTCCTTTACCTTAGTGGCAAAGTGTTGCTCGACCTTTTTGACAGTCTCAGGCTTGATGTATATGTCACCATCATTTAGTTTCATATACCAAGACTCGATCCAAGCTTGAAACATCTTCATCTTGACAACTGTTGCTGAGTTGTAGTTGATACGATCTTGCTTGTGATCAGCTTGAACCGAATCGATTTTCTCATCAGCCAATGCGGTATCAAGGTTGTCCTGATCCTTCATGATCATTTTTTCAAGCCCCTCTATGGCATTATAATTATCCATGCCAGTTGAGTTCCATAGATACTTTGGAAGTAATCTTTTGAATCCATACTGTCCGATTGGAACCATCTCGTCAGACTCGATGTACTCGTCATCTCCAATGCGCTTTTTGTGAACGTAGACCTTTTCCTTTTTAGCTCGATCTGCATCGACATCAAACTGAAGATCATGTGGATTGTACCATTGACCTTCTCCTTCAAAGAACCATTCGATGTGTGCAAGCGATTTACCTATGTCCATCTCACCGAACTGCACATCCAGATCTTTCTTGGAGTTATGCATTTTGTCCATTGATGGAGCGATGAACTTGGTACGAAAACTAGACAACTGAGAGGTACCAAATCTCAAGAGCTTTTCACATTCAGTTACAATTTTAGATATATTAGACATTACTGTCTCCTTTTTAGTTAAGTTAAAATTTGATAATACGTACACTATTTAATCAAAAACAATGTCCACACCCAGAATGTGTTTGGATTATCAGGTCAAACTTAGACACGGCAAAAACGAGGAGACAAGACACAGAAAAAAACTTGCGTAGCAAAATATAAAGGGTGTCTTGAGCGAGGAGATTTTTGCAAGAAGAGGAAAAAAAATCCCAGGCATGGTCGGTACGGAGGGGATTTTATTTTCTCTTATTATCGTGTCTAACGTGCCACGTTGGGCAGAACGTAGAAACCAACCTGTTCCGCTATACCAGAGCGCCCTTCGAGGTTTGACCTGAGAACCTCTGCGCCTACCAGCAGAGGGCTTGCTCCAAATACATTATGGGGAAGCGCATAGCTTGAATAGTGGCGCTTGCGCCACCAAATATATTGCGCTGGGCAACTGGATGGGCTTTTTTTTTATTGATTGATAGAGGAGTCGTTAGGCGTATTGTCAAAGGCGCTCGCGTCTTTGCTTGGGGACGCCGACCCTTTTCGTAGCACCTCCTGATCTGCGCCTATCAGCAGATCGAAAGCTGTAGAGCTTTTTGTGCATGCGTCTATCGGCATGTGCAAAAACCTACAGATTTCATGCGACCACAGAAGACTTTGTTGGAGGTGCGGAGATTAGGGGAACGGTGGATGTCCAGAATAGAAACGGACAGAGCCATGTGGATGGTAGGCATGTCGTCTTCATCATGCCTTGCGTACACATTTAGCGGTAAGCAGTCTGAATGATCAAACTTTTCAGTCTGAAGTTTGTCGACTGCCGTTCGAGTACGGCATCGGCATTATCAGTTGCCAGACTGATTCGTGGTGTGCTGACGAGACAGCACGTCTGATACAGCGCGACAGAGTAACGAACACGGTTGGTGGATTCTCATGAGCCAGACAGCGTTCTGGGAAAGATGGTTCGCCTCTATCGCGAACTTAAGTCTGTGACTTCATCTTTTACAGGTTGTGGCTGGTGAAGTCTGCTGAGAATACAGCGTTCTGTCGATACGCTTTTTGTAGAATGTGAAAATAAGAGGTTGACAGATAGACAGAAAATACGGCACAGTTGACGGCATGACACTTGTGAAGATAACCGAGAAACAGAAGAAGCTGGTTGATACGTTAGTAGCAAAAGGATGCAGTATCAAACAAGCAAGCGATGAAGCTGGATATGCAAAGGGAGAATCAGGCAGAGTAACTGCTAGCAAGGCTTTGAAGACACCACATGTGCAACAGTATATGATGCAAGCAATAGCAGACAGCATGAGTATAAATGCTACGAAAGCATTGAACAAGATAGTACAGCTATCAGGTAATGCTAAGTCTGAGTATGTAAGCCTTGAAGCTAGTAAAGATTTGCTTGATCGAGCTGGCTTTAAAGCACCAGACAAAGTAATGCACAGTCATGTAGGTAATGTAAATGTAAAGATTGATTTGTCTTGATGATTCTCTGTATACAATACGAGCTAGTGAAGGTATTTGTTTGTGATGCTTGCAGAGCGCACAAATACACAGATATATATGAATCTCTATAGAGAGGTAACAACAAGTGGGGTGACCCCAAAAGTTAGGTGCTATGCTACAGGTAATGGTCTTGCCCTGACATTATTTTCTAAAAAAGGAGTTTACACATGAGAGTTGGAGTAATGATGGCTGGTTTGCTTAAAAAGTTATTGCAAACAAAACAGAACGTAGATAGTCTTTCTGAAGAGGAGATAGTTGATGTCAACACCATTGTGGCAAAAGAAGGGGGGGAAGAACCCAAGCGGCGGTCTCAACGAGGCAGGAAGAAAGTCGTACGAAAGGGAGAACCCAGGCTCGAATCTAAAGTCACCAGTAAAAAGCGGAGACAATCCTCGAAGAGCTAGCTTCTTAGCTAGGATGGCTGGTGCGTCAGGTCCAGAGTATAAGGATGGCAAACCAACTCGTCTTCTTCTTTCACTTAGAGCATGGGGTGCTAGCAGTAAGGAAGATGCCAAGAAGAAAGCAAGACTAATTAGTAAACGTAACAATGCTAAGAGTTCAAACAAAAACGTAGGGTGAAAATCCAGAACCAAAGGAGGGCGACATGCCACATAAAAAAGGACACAAAGTAACTGGTAAGCTAGGTCTAAGAAAAAGATTAGACCAGATGTTACATGGTGACAGAAAAAACAAACAGATGAGTAAACAGACAACTGTTCCTGATTCTCAAAAAAGAGGAATGAAGTCTACAGCCACTATGTCTGATGAACAGAAGAGAGCCTCGAGATCAAATGTTTTAAACAGACCGGAAAGTGTTAGTGATGCTCAGAAGACTGGAAGAGCAAGACCAGCTGATGCTGTTATGTCAGATGCTCAGAAGCGTCCAGCAAAAGCTAAGACAACTATGTCTGATGTTCAGAAGAAAGGACAAGTCAGACGTAAGAACACAACGGCAATGTCTGATGAACAGAAAAAATCTCAAACTAAATCCGAACCCAAAACATTCAAGGAAGCTTTTAGAAGAGCTAGAGAAGAAGGGAAAGCTAAGTTTACTTATAAAGGTAAGTCTTATGCCGCCGTTACAAAGGATGAAGTTAACAAAGCATTTAAAGCTGGAAAGATAAAGAAGAAAACTCTTCGCGCCTTCCTCAACATGAAGAAGAAAAAGTAATGGCAGTTAATGCGGCTGGTAATTATACGCAACCGAAAATGCGTAAAGCCTTGTTCAATAGAATAAAAAATTCTAGTGTTCAAGGTACTGCCGCTGGCAAGTGGTCTGCTCGAAAGGCACAGTTGTTAGCAAAGCAGTATAAGGCAAAGGGTGGTGGGTATACCTAATGGATGCATACAAAAAACGTTTTCCTGATTATTTTATTCATCAAGCTCGAGAACAAAATAAGAAAATTAAAAAGGCTCAAGCTCTTTACGAAAAGAATGTTCAAAAACAAAAGGACATAAAATTTTTTCCAGGGATAAATAAAACTGACACCGAAGTAGGGCGGACTGGTTCTGGAATGTTAGGTGTCCTTTTTTCACCAATCATTGCTGGAATAAAAGGGGTTCAAGCTATTAAGACAAGTTCATCGAGAAAGAAACTTAATAAAGCTGTCAAAGAAAAAGAAGCTTTGTGGAAACTTATTAAATGAGGAAGTCACAAAGAAGTTTGAAAGCTTGGGGAGAACAAGATTGGCAAACCAAAAGTGGCAAGAAGTCTTCAGAGACTGGGGAAAGGTATCTACCAAAGAAAGCAATACAAGCTCTGTCACCAGAAGAGTACGCACAAACCACAGCAGAGAAAAGAAAAGCAAAGAAGAAAGGGAAACAATTTTCTTCTCAACCAAAGCAAATAGCAAAAAAGACGGCACTCTATAGGAGGTTTGCATGAGCTTTATAAATAACTTAAAGCCTGAAGAGCATAGGTATCTTCGCCGAGTGGTAAAGGAAATACACTTTCAATACTTTGATGAGAAACATACAGCTTCCTTCGTCACTAATAAAATGCTAGATAATGTAATCGAGAACATCGGACCTGAAGTTGCAGAGATGATGATAAGGACTGGTGTAGATAAAGGTGACAGACTTTAAGTACAAACCTGATGGTGATGTCCTCAAAAGTTTTATGAAAGATGAAAGTTTCTTTCGTGGTATTCGAGGTCCAGTTGGTTCAGGGAAATCTGTTGGATGCTGTGTTGAAGTATTCAGAAGAGCATTAGAACAGAAGCCAAATGAAGATGGAGTCCGTAAATCACGCTGGGCAATCATACGAAATACAAATCCACAACTTAGAACTACAACTATTAAGACTTGGTTAGACTGGTTTCCAGAATCAGACTGGGGAAACTTTAAGTGGTCAGTTCCTTACACTCACCACATTACTGTGAATGACTTAGACCTTGA